TAAGTTGGGTGCTCAAGTTGGTACAACAACTCGTGGTAAGTTTGACCTTGACACCGATTCTAATGGTCGTTGGATGGTTGAGAAGATTAAAGGTTTGGCATTCCAAATCGAACGTGAAGCTAACACAATTGCTAAAACAACTCGTAGAGGAAAAGGTAACATCCTTATCGTTTCTTCTGATGTTGCTTCTGCATTTGCAATGGCTGGTTTGCTTGACTATCAGTCTGCACTCCAATCACAAGTTAACTTGACAGTTGACGATACAGGCAATACATTTGCTGGTACAATGTTTGGTCGCATCAAGGTTTATATTGACCCATATGCACAAACAAACTCTACCAACGAATTTGCAGTTGTTGGTTTCAAAGGCACAAACGCCTATGACGCTGGTCTGTTCTACTGCCCATACGTTCCGTTGCAAATGGTTCGTGCAGTTGATACAGGTACTTTCCAACCAAAGATTGGTTTCAAGACCCGTTACGGTCTAGTTGCCAACCCATTTGCAGAAGGTACATCACAAGGCTTAGGTGCTTTGAATGTTCAATCAAACAACTACTATCGTTCATTCGTTGTAGCGAACATTATGTAATTAAAAACTCCGTTAAGAGAGTTATTAGAGAGGCACTTCGGTGCCTCTTTTTTTTGGCTATATAAATACAGATATGACAGCAATCAATTCAAAACCAGCTAATCCAAACTTCTTACATCCGAATAAGTTTCAGTTGAACTTTAGTAGGTTGCCTGATATGCAATATTTCTGCCAGTCAGTAAGTGTGCCAGGTATTTCAATGTCTGAAGTTCCACAAACCACACCATTCGTAGATTTGTATAGACCAGGCGAAAAGGCCATCTATGACCTATTGAATGTGACCTTTATGATTGATGAAGAATTAAAAGCATGGTTAGGCATACATGATTGGATTCGTGGTATGACTTTTCCAACCGACTTCAAAGAATATCAAAATTTAGGATTGTTAAGTAAAACTGCCGGCATTCGTCAGGCTGTAGGGTTACAACCTCAATATTCTGATGCTAGTATTACCATACTTTCATCGGCAAATAATCCAACTTATAAATTTACCTTCTATGAAGTTTTCCCTACTACACTATCGACCTTTGTTATGTCGGCATCTGATACACCAGATACTATAATGACTGCCGATGCCACATTCAGATATTCCTATTTTGATGTTGACAAACTAGATTAACTGTGATACACTCCTATAAGGAGGATTTGTAATGAGCAAACTTGATGAATTATTAGAAATGTGGGCAAAAGATTCTGTCATTGATAGAACTGAGCCAGGTAAAGAACTTACCAATATTCCACAACTGCATAGTAAATACTTGAACATACTTTCAAGGCATCGCCTATTGGCAAAAGAAGCCGAGTTCAAGTATAACAGAATGAAAAAAGTAAAGTGGGAATACTATACAGGTAAAATGGATGATGAATCTCTTAGACAACATGGATGGGAACCATTTCCTTTTGTGTTGAAATCCGAGATTACTACATACTTTGATAGTGATGAAGATTTGAATCGTTTAGTGGCAAGTAAAATGCTACACGATGAAATTGTAGATGTGTGCCAAAGTATTCTTAAAGAATTAAACTCACGCACATTCCAACTTCGTGATTTTATAGCATGGGAAAGATTTATACAAGGTGTCTGATATTAGATTAGAGAAAGTTAATGAAGCTTATATTTGTGTTCATTGTGAACGCAACATAGCTCAAGAACTTTCCGACTACTTCACATTCTATGTGCCAGGTCACCAATTTACTCCTGCGTTTAAAGCAAGATATTGGGATGGTAAAATAAGATTGTTGGATTTACGAACCATGGGAATTTACCATGGTTTGGTTCCATACATTCAAAAGTTTTGTGATGAAAGACAATATCAAGTAGAAGTAGATTCTGAAGTATCTATTACAGAAAACTTTTCAATTGCAGAAGCTAAAGAGTTTGTTAATACACTTGGTTTGCCACATGAGCCAAGAGATTATCAAATCAATTCTTTTGTCCATGCAATTCGTAATAAAAGAATTCTATTACTATCACCTACCGCTTCAGGTAAATCACTAATACAATATCTTATTCTTAGAATGATACAAGATATGGACTATAAGAAAGGTCTATTGATTGTTCCAACTACATCATTGGTTGAACAGATGTATTCAGACTTTGTATCTTATGGTTATGATTCTGAAAAGTATTGTCATCGACAGTATGCAGGTAAAGACAAAGTGACAGATAAGTTTTTGACCATCACTACATGGCAATCTATCTACAAGAACCCACCAGAATACTTTGAACAGTTTGACTTTGTGTTAGGTGATGAAGCACACCAGTTTAAAGCTAAATCATTAACAACGATTCTATCAGGTTGCACTAATGCCAAGTATCGTATTGGTTGCACAGGCACATTAGACGGCACACAAACACACAAACTAGTATTAGAAGGTTTGTTTGGTCCTGTTTACAAAGCAACATCAACTTCAGAACTGATTGACAAAGGTCAATTAGCTGCATTTAAAATTAAATGTCTTATACTTAAATATCCTGAAGCAGTTTGTAAGATTGCTCGTGATTGGGACTACAATACTGAAGTTGAATATATAGTTATGAACAAGGCTAGAAATGAGTTTATTAAAAATCTAGTCTTATCTTTAAAAGGTAATTCTCTAGTGCTATTCCAATTCGTTGAGAAGCATGGTAAAGATTTACATAATATTATCCAAGAACAGGCGATAGGTCGCCAAGTTTTCTTTGTCTATGGGGGCACCGATGTCGATGTCAGAGAATCAATCCGTGCAATTACGGAAAAAGAAAAAGATGCTATCATCGTTGCTTCTTATGGCACTTTTTCTACTGGCGTCAACATACGAAATCTACACAATATCATCTTTGCTTCACCATCAAAATCCCGTGTTAGAAATCTTCAGTCGATTGGTCGTGGCCTTCGTTTAGGAGATGATAAAGAAGAAGCAACACTATTTGATATATCTGATGACTTCCGTATAGGCAAATTTGCCAATTACACCTTGAAACATTTTATTGAGCGTGTTAAAATATACGATGAAGAAAAGTTCAATTACAAATTTTACAATATAGAACTAAAAAATGGATAACATAAAAATAGTAAGACTACAAAGTGGTGAAGATGTTATTGCAGATTATACACAAGTAGATGGAGATGCATCGGTACTATTAACCAATCCGATGACTTTGATGTTTAAAAGAATGCCAACTGGCAGAGCAGTTATGTTGATGAGTCCTTGGTTGCCATTGGAGTTGGTAGAAAAGAATGAAGCTTGGTTATTTGAAGCAGACATTCTTACAATCATTCAACCTAAGGCACAGATTATTGATTACTACAATACTACCGTGAAAGAAGTGCAAGATGATATGTTACAAGAAGAAATGCACGGCCAAAGTCTTACAGATATTACCGATGAGTATGACGATGAGATGTCCGAAGAAGAAGAACTGCAAGCAATGGAAGAATTAGAAGAACTTAGAAAGGATGTAAAGAAGAAGTTATTACATTAATCTGAAAACGGAACACCGCTAATGTAACACTTGTCAAGTAGTAAATGAGGCAATAGTAAGCAATATATCCTTAATTGCTTGCTTTATAAGAAATTTGTGATATAATGATTGATATGTTAGAATATAATGATGACAACTTAAAGAAAGTATCAGAGCTGATTTTAAAGAATCTCAGCTCTGATTTGCTTCCTAAGTCTTGGTTGGATAAGAATGAAATCAATCTGACCTTTGGACATTGCCACAATGCGGCAGGTTGTTTGTATAAAGTATTTGGATCCAAGGCACTTAATATGTACCGAGGATTTGATGGTGAAATATATCATTGGTGGGTTCAAGACAAAGCAGGTAAGATAATTGATTTAACTGCTGACCAGTATTATTCCAAGAATAGAGTTCCACCGTATGACAAGGCTGAGAAGGCAGGTTTGCTTGGCTTTGAATACAAGAAAAGAGTGCTTGAGTTGTATCGTAGAGTTACCATCGAATTGAGTGGTAAAAAATTAGGACTATTAGAATATTATGAGTAAAAAACACTATGTCAACAATGCTGACTTTCTAGCATCTCTGATTGATTATAAAAAGAGATGTAAAGAAGCTGCACAAAATGATAAGGAAGATCCACCAATCCCAAATTATGTTGGTGAATGTTTTCTTAAAATTGCAGAACATTTATCCCGTAAGCCTAACTTTGTATCGTATTCATTCCGTGATGAAATGATTGCAGATGGTATTGAAAATTGTATTCAATACTTTCGTAATTTTGACGAAACGAAATCGAAGAACCCATTTGCTTACTTCACACAGATTATTTACTTTGCTTTCTTGCGTAGAATTACCAAAGAGAAAAAACAATTGTATGTCAAGTATAAGGCAACACAACAGTTTGGTTTATTAGGCGAAGGTGAGATGTATGAGGACGCTGAAGGCAATATGCAACAGTTTGTCCTGTATGATAACATCGCAGAGTTCATTGAAACCTTTGAAGATGCCAAAGAAAAGAAAAAGAAAGCAAAGACTAAAGGCTTAGAAAAATTCCTTGATGCCGAAGAAATCATTTCAGAGGATGATTTGAAAGAATGAAGATTGCTTTAATTAATGATACTCATGCAGGTGCTCGTGGTGATGACCCACGATTTAATGAATACTTCTTTAAGTTTTGGGAAGGCACATTCTTTCCATACCTTGAAGAACATGGCATTACACAAATTTGCCATTTAGGTGATGTTGTTGACCGCAGAAAGTTTATTAGTTTTGTAACACTCAATTCATGGCGTAAACGATTCTTTGATGTTCTCAAAGATAAACGCATTAAGATGGATGTGATTGTTGGTAACCATGATGTTACTTACAAAAACACCAATGAAATTAATGCCATGAATGAATTGTTTGACCACTACGATAACATTAATGTTTATACAGAAGCATTAGATATTGATTATGATGGATGTGATGTAGCTATGGTACCATGGATTAATTCTGGTAACTACGAACAGACATTACAGTTTCTAAAAGAAACAAAATCACAAGTAGTATTTGGTCACTTTGAGATTGCAGGCTTTGAAATGGACAGAGGTAACATCTGTCATACAGGTATGGACAAATCTTTGTTTGACCGATTTGATACTGTATTGTCAGGACACTTTCATCACAAGTCATCAAGTGGCAACATCACATATCTTGGTAATCAATATGAAATCACTTGGGCAGATTACAATGACCAAAGAGGTTTTCATGTGTTTGATACCGAAACAAGAGAGATAACTTTTGTTCCTAATCCAAACAAAATGTTTCATAAAATTACCTATGATGATGGTGTAACAGACTTTGAACATTGGAAGGCTTATGATTACCACTCTTTGAAAGATTCTTTTGTTAAAATAGTGGTTCTGAATAAACAAAACCCATATCTATTTGATAATGTGGTTGACAATCTATACAAGGCAGGTGTTGGTGATTTATCAATCGTTGAAGATTTTACTGATAACTCCCTTGACATGGAACAAGAAATCGTAGACCAAGCAGAAGATACGATGACAATTTTATCTAAGTATATTGATAACTTAACATTGAATGTTGAGCCAGATAAACTTAAAACCCTAATGCGTGAGCTTTATGTTGAAGCTCTAAACACGGAGAGAGCAGAATGACTTTTAAAAATATTTACAACAATCCTTGGGAACGAAGCCAAATTACCTATCCTTGGGTGTTTTGGGACAACGCTTTTACTGAAGAAGAAATCACCAAGATGTGTGATTACTTTGCATTACAAGGCGTAGAACGAGGCACAACAGTTGGTTCAGCTAATACGAATATTGAAACTGGTGAACTTGAAATTATGCAGGCACCAAATGAGAAAGTTCGTAAATCAAATGTGAAGTTCCATAATTGGGATCCAACAAATACAGACACGGCGTGGATTTTTCAACGATTGAATTGGGTTATTGAACAGTTGAATGACCGATTCTATAACTTTGACTTGAATGGTTTTGATACTGTGCAATATACAGAGTATGAAGATTCAGAAGGTGGTAAGTATGACTTTCACCAAGATACAATTTTTGGAACAAACAAGCCAGGCAATATGAACGAAACAAGAAAGTTATCTCTTGTGATGATGCTTGCTGAACCTGGAGTTGATTTTGAAGGTGGAGATTTCCAAGTAAATCAAGGCCAAGAAGCTGAGGCTGCAACAGTTGAATTTAAGAAGGGTCGCATTATTGCTTTCCCATCATGGCAAATCCATCGTGTTGCACCGACTACAAAAGGTAAACGCAAATCACTAGTTCTTTGGGTAACAGGACCAAAATTTAAATAATGATTCTATTTCGTTATGTAAAGTGGAAGAATTTTCTATCAACAGGAAATCATTTCACAGAATTACAATTTGATAAATCACCAAACACTTTAATCGTAGGGTCAAATGGTGCAGGTAAAAGCACGATGCTTGATGCGTTGTGTTTTGCACTATTTGGTAAACCTTTTCGAGCGGTGAACAAGCCTCAACTATTAAACTCAATCAATAATAAAGATTGTGTTGTTGAGGTGGCATTTAATATTTCAAACAAATCATATAAAATTATTCGTGGCATTAAGCCAAACATCTTTGAGATTTGGTGTGATGGTGAAATGATTAACCAAGAAGCTGCGGTAAGAGATTACCAAGAGTATCTTGAAAAGTTTATTCTCAAACTAAACTATAAATCATTTACTCAGATTGTGATTCTTGGTTCTGCTTCGTTCACTCCGTTTATGCAGTTACCACCTTCTCATCGTAGAGAGATTATTGAGGACTTACTTGATATCCAAATCTTCTCTGCTATGAATAATCTTCTTAAAGATAAGGTTATCAATAACAAAGACCTTACCACAAACAAGAAGTATGATATTGAATTAGGTCAACAGAAGTATGACCTACAAAAAAAACATCTTGATGGTTTGAAGCAGAACAATGAAGAAAAGGTAAAAGAATATGATAGTGAGATACAAGGTAATACGACTACCATTTCCACCTTGGTTGAACAGATTGAAGAATACTCAAGCGCTGTCGCCGAGTTACAGTTATTGGTTGATGCCAAGAGTGAAACAGAGGCTAAGGTCAAGAAGATTACAAAACTTGAATCGCAGATTGAAAGCAACTTATCCAAATTTCGAAAAGATATCAGTTTCTTTCAACACAATGACGATTGTCCAACGTGTCGGCAAGCCATTGCCTTGGAGTTCAAAGAGAAAGAACTTGGCGTGCTTACCACCAAGGTTACAGAATGTGACCATGGTCTAACACAATTAGAACAGAAATTATTGGAAGAACAAGCAAAGTTAAACTCCATCAATGAAACTCAAAAGAAAATTCAGGCATTACAGATTAAGATTGCTACCAACAACACTTCTATCATTGAAACTCAAAAGTATATCAAACGATTAGAGAAACAGTTAGAAGAACTCAAAACAAATACTAGTTCTACTGAAAAAGAAGAATTAGAATTAAGCGCTATAAATGAATCATTAAGTCAGTTAAAGAAAGATTTAAGAGTGCTTATAGATGAAAAGACTTATTATGAAGTGGCTGCAGGTCTGTTAAAAGACAACGGCATCAAAACAAAAATTATCAAACAATATTTACCAATCATTAACAAATTGGTAAACAAGTATCTTGCTTCGTTTGATTTCTTTGTGAACTTTAATCTTGATGAAGCATTTAAAGAAACAATCAAGTCCCGCCATCGTGATGATTTTACCTACGCTTCGTTTAGTGAAGGTGAGAAACAGAAGATTGATTTGGCATTACTGTTTACATGGCGACAAATTGCTAAGTTAAAGAATTCTGCCAATACGAATCTATTGATTTTAGATGAGGTGTTTGATTCATCACTAGATGCCAATGGCACAGAATATTTAATGGCTATTCTTCATATGTTAGAAGGCACAAATGTATTTGTTATCTCTCATAAAGGTGATATACTACAAGATAAATTCCGTAGTGTAATTCGTTTTGAAAAGGTAAAGAACTTTAGTAGGATTGTAAAATGAATAATGAATTGGAATCATATCAAGAAGGTAATCGTATAGCCAAAGTTTATAGGCGAAACAAAGAGTTTAGAGTATTTTTGTTTGATTGTTATTTTGAAACCGAACAAGAACATTTTTTTAATAATATAAATGAGGCGAAAGAAAAAGCCAAAAAGTGGATAAATTATGAGCGAGTTTAAAAAGTTGCATGAGTTTACCGATGGTAACAGAACAGGTCAAGTGTTCTTCACAAATGTTGGCAATCATAGGTTTATGGCCTTGCTTTATCAGGCTGATTTAGATTATAATGATGCTCAGTATTTTATAACAGAACAAGATGCCGAAGATTGTGCAGAAAATTGGGTGATGAAACATGAGTGAAGAATTTATTATTGACACAGGCGTAGCTGTTGCTGCAGCCGAAAACATTACACCATTGCCATTGTTTGATGAAAATCATCCAATGCTTCGTCAAGTTATTCCTGAATTTGACGCTTACAAATTGCCAAGTCCTTTAACAAGCAAACTTATTAAAAGACTAAAGATGACCATGAAGTTACATAACGGACTTGGTTTATCGGCAAATCAATGTGGTGTATTTGAAAGATTATTTGTCATTGGTAGTGGTGATAATGTTTGGGCTTGTATTAATCCAGAAATTCTTGCTTCTTCGGATGACATCAGCAAAGATAGAGAAGGTTGCCTCTCTTTTCCAGGTTTATCTGTTAGCATAGACAGACCAAATTGGGTTGAAG